TCTGCAAAGGCAATAGGTAAAGGATTAGGAAGAGGTAAGATACTTGATACATTACAACGTGCAAAGGATGCATGGGGTGTAGACTCGACTCTACATGGCAGTTTTATAATAGGACTACCACATGAGACAAGAGAAACCGCTGATGAATGGACTAAGTTATTGATCGAGGGAGAAACTGCCCTTGATACCATATCATGCAATAGACTTGCATTAACACCAGACTATATTATTAAATCAGGCCATACCTCTAAGACATTTTTTAGTGAATTTGATTTAAACAAAGAGAAGTATGGATACAAAGAAACACCTGATGGCGGTTGGGTAAATGAACATTGGACTAATAAAGAGGCCAACCTATATGCAGAAGATGTTCTAAAAAGATTTGTAGATCACCGGCCATATTTTACATGGTCAAAATCTGCACAAAATAGTATGGCTTGTATGAACTTAAAAGTCACTAATCCAACTCTAGAGTGGAAAGACATACATAAACCATTCAGCAGTCAAGACGATGCAGATTCTTTTGATGCTATGATTAAAGACAATAAACAATATATTTACGATACTTATAAGGAGAATTTATTATATGGAAAATAACATTAAAGAAAGATATACCTTTGTATCTAATAATAAAGAGGAAACTCAATGTATTGGTATACGAGGTGGAGAGTATCAAGGTGTAGTTTTTAAGTACAGCAATGTATCTATACCCAACCCAGATGAAATGAAAGGTAAAAGTAACTTGCCATTAAAGTTTCACTATGATATAGTAGATAATAATAGTCTTCCAATAGAATGGTTTAATGAAGAATTTAACAATTTAGCTGGTGATATTCTCGTGGATATTATAGACGATCAAATAGAAAAGGGAAATGTAAGTATACATAACCTATTTGCTGGAACTACAAGAGCCAAAAATATATGACACAAACTATAGAACGAACTACACTTGGACAACTTCTCACTAATGAGGACTACGCACGTAAAGTGATGCCTCATATGAAGAGTGTGTATTTTGGTGATAGGACAGAACGCACTGTCTTTGAAGAGATACAAAAGTTCGTAGAGAGATACAATGCGCTCCCCACAAAGGACACATTGGAGATTGAGATTGACACACGGCGTGATCTCAATGAGGATGACATCAAGAGGGTGTTAACAGTCGTGAAGGAACTATCTGTAGACACTGATGTTAATGCAGAATGGTTAATTGAAACGACAGAGAAATTCTGTAAAGATAAGGCAGTATATAATGCGATTGTTGAAGGTATTTCTATCATCGATGGAAAAGATAAAAATAGAGGTGCAGATGCAATACCATCTATTCTCACCACCGCTCTGGCTGTGGGTTTTGATAATAGGGTGGGGCACGATTACTTACTTGATAGTGCAGAACGATATGAATATTACCATACCGTAGAAGAGAAGATACCATTTGATCTGGAGTTCTTTAACAAGATAACCAAGGGTGGACTACCACCTAAGACTCTGAACATTGCACTTGCTGGTACAGGTGTCGGTAAGTCGCTGTTCATGTGTCATGTTGCTGCTAACTGTATGAATCAAGGTAAGAATGTACTTTATATCACACTAGAGATGGCAGAGGAACGCATTGCAGAACGTATCGATGCGAATCTGATGAACGTATCTATGGAAGACTTGCATGATCTACCTAAACAGATGTTTGAACGTAAGATAGATAAGATCATCAAGAATACCACTGGACAACTCATTGTCAAAGAATATCCTACTGCATCAGCTCACTCTAATCATTTTCGTGGACTGATCAAGGAACTTGCAATCAAGAAGAGTTTCAAACCAGATATCATATTCATCGACTATCTGAATATATGTACGTCATCTAGAATTAAGGGAGTCACTAATGTCAACTCATATACTATGGTTAAGTCGATTGCAGAGGAACTTAGGGGGCTCGCTGTTGAGACAAACGTCCCGATTATGTCTGCAACACAGACCACTCGATCAGGATTTTCAAATAGTGACGTTGGCCTTGAAGATACGAGTGAGAGTTTTGGTCTGCCTGCTACGGCTGACCTCATGTTTGCGCTCATTAGTAACGAAGAGCTTGATGCTCTAAATCAGATCGCAGTTAAACAGTTGAAGAATCGGTATAATGATCCTACTGTAAATAAAAGATTTGTGATTGGTATTGATCGTGCAAAGATGCGGCTCTTTGATGTTAAGTTAAGTGAACAGGACACACTACAGGATGCAAATCAATCCGGCGATGTACCAGAGGCGTTTAGTGAACCAGTATTTGATAATACAAATTTTGGTGGGTTCAAGGTATGATTGATTATAGATTTATGTGGAGTGAGGTCAGTTGGAAGATGTTTGATGCTGGTTCTATTCTGTTTGATGACAAAAGTAACGATCTTCGATCTGTACCAAAGTCTGTTCGTATGAACCTATTGATCACACTATCTACGATGTGGTCAACAGTGTTCACCGTGTGGACATTTGAAACAGTGAGCTCAATGTCATATGGGTGGGGTGGATTGGTTATCGGTCACATTCTATTCATTTTTGCCACTTACTACACGTTTCATGAATTTAAAGCTGCAAAAGAAAAGAATAAGAAATTTGGTACTAGAGTTAATTCTTATGATGAGTGTTATGATTATTTGCAAAAAGTTGATAAGTCATGATTGTAATTCTTATAACAATGCAAATACTAGGTTCAACGGTAACGATAGATGTACAGAATACATATGGTGCAATGTCTATGGGTACATGCAAAGAACTATTACCAATTATAATGTGGAACTATAGAGCCACAGAAGGATTTTGTTGGAAGGGTGACATTTCCAGTATGCCCCCACGGAAAATATGAAGGAGTAAATATGACTGATTTTCTAAATAAAATAATGAAAGAGATTGATAATGAATACGCATCACTTGCGAGTGATGGTGTGGAGGCAGGAGATGTGGATAGTTTCATTGACACTGGTTCATACATCTTCAATGCACTATTGAGTGGTTCTGTTTATGGTGGGATGCCATCAAACAAAATTACTGCTATTGCAGGCGAGAGCGCAACTGGTAAAACATACTTCCTGATGGGTATAGTCAAGAATTTTCTGGACACTAATCCAGATGCAGGCGTGATATATTTTGAATCAGAAAGTGCTATTACTAAGAGTATGGTTGAGGATCGTGGTATTGATTCTGGAAGACTATATGTAGTGCCTGTCACCACAGTTCAAGAGTTTCGTCATCAAACACTACAGATACTAGACACCTATCTTGCACAGGATGAATCAGAACGTAAACCTCTGTTTCTGTGTCTTGACTCACTTGGTATGTTGTCCACTACGAAAGAAATAGAGGACACAACTGATGGTAAAGAGACACGTGACATGACACGAGCCCAAGTACTCAAGGCTGCATTTAGGGTGTTAACTCTTAAACTTGGTAGGGCAAAGGTTCCTATGGTTGTCACTAATCACACATACGAGAGTATGGGTCTATTCTCCACTAAGGAGATGGGTGGTGGTTCTGGACTCAAGTATGCTGCATCATCTATTATCTATCTGAGTAAGAAGAAAGAGAAGGATGGTACTGAGGTTATTGGTAATATCATTCACTGTAAGAACCATAAGTCACGATTGACTATAGAGAATAAGATGGTTGATGTACGACTCACATATGACAAGGGATTAGATCGTTACTATGGTCTACTAGAACTTGCTGAGAAGTATGGTGTATTCAAGAAGGTATCAACACGTTATGAACTACCTGATGGAAGTAAACATTTTGGTAAAGCGATACTGAGTGATCCTAATACTTATTTCACTGAAGATATCATGAAGAAGTTGGATGAAGCAGCTGCCAAAGAATTTAAGTATGGTCAATCAGAAGAAGTAGAGGAGTCCGAAGATGTTGGAAGTGATTGAGAACGCATGTACTCCATTCTATCTTGATACACTCAAGCATCATGCAATGCAGGCTGATACATGGCATATGAGATATCCTAATAATAGTACTGATAAACATCTAAAGATGGATATCATAGAGAATGAGGTTAAGCAACCTCTTCTCGCTGGTCTTGCGATGGGATTGCTGATACACCTGTATGGTATTCGGCAAGACTTGTTTGTTCCTGATGTGTCATACTGTGGTATCGGACTCAAGGATCGCCATAGGTTAGACAATCCACATACAGATCATGTCAATGAGACTGATTATATAAAGATATTTGGTGTACTCAACAGCGATTGGGGTTCTCAGGATGGTGGTCTATTCCAGCATGGAGATGTAGCAATACCATGCGTACCATGTACGTTTATAGTATTTGATCCACGTATCACTCACCATGCGTCTAAAATAATGTCCGATAAAAAGAGATTGGGTATTGACTTTACTGTAAAAAGGGTGTAGTATACTTATATGAATTTTTATACAAATGTAATGCAATGGGGAAACAGTCTATTGGTGCGTGAGGTCAAGAATGGTCAACGCATGAATTCAAAGGTGAAGTATTCGCCTACTCTGTTTTCCCCTGTACAACAAGAGACAGGATACAAGACGCTTGATGGCAGTCATGTACTACCTACACAATTTCATAACATTAAGGCTGCAAAGGAATGGATTGAGTCTCACAAGAGTCAACCAGAATTGGTCTTTGGTAACACGCAATATCCATATACCTACATTTCAGACACCTACAAAGGTGTGGTTAACTGGGACATCGATCAAATACTGATTGTAACAATTGATATAGAATGCCGTAGCGAAAACGGATTTCCTGACCCAAAATTGGCAGAACAAGAAATGTTATCGATCACAATCAAGAATCACCAGAACAAAAAGATCGTGGTGTGGGGTATTGGTAAATTTGAGACAGATCGTGAAGACGTTACCTATGTTGAGTGTGAGAGTGAAGTACATCTGTTTAAAGAGTTTCTTGCCTTTTGGGAGAGAAACTGCCCAGACATCGTGGTCGGCTGGAATTCAGACCTGTTCGATTTGCCGTACATTGCCAACCGTATCCTCCAACTGTTTGGTGAGGATGAACTGAAACGTCTATCTCCTTGGGGAAGTGTTCAAGAGAGAGAAGTTTACAAGATGGGACGCAATCATCAGACGTATAACATACAGGGTGTTGCTTCATTAGACTATATGGATTTATATAAAAAGTTCACATATTCTGCACAGGAATCCTATCGACTAGACCACATTGCAAAGGTAGAACTGGGCGAGAGTAAGGACGGTAATCCATTCGACACATTTAGTGAGTGGTATCAAAAAGATTTCCAATCATTTATCGAATACAATATACAGGACGTTGAGATTGTTGATCAACTTGAAGACAAGATGAAACTGATCGAGCTCTGTCTTACGATGGCATATGATGGTAAGGTCAATTATACTGATGTTCTAGGAACAGTTAAGTATTGGGATATTGTGATTTACAATCACCTAAGAGAGAAGAATATAGTTATACCCCAGAAGACAAATCATGAGAAGGCAGATCAGTTCGAGGGTGCATATGTGAAAGACCCACAGGTAGGTATGCACAACTGGATTATGTCTCTAGACCTCAATTCACTTTACCCCCACCTCATAATTCAATATAACATATCACCAGAGACACTAGTACCTAATTGTAAAAAGGTAGATGGTTTGGTTGATAAGATACTAGAGGGTAAAGCAAAGAACACAACACCTTACTGTATGACACCAAACGGTGCCTTCTTTCGTAAGGACAAGCGAGGGTTTCTGCCTGAGCTGATGGAGAACATGTACAATGACAGAGTTAAATATAAAAAACTTATGTTACAGGCTGAACAAGAATATGAAAACACGAAGGACAAGTCTCTTCTCAAGGATATCTCAAGATACAACAACATCCAGATGGCGAAGAAGATATCTCTTAACTCGGCGTATGGTGCTATTGGGAATAATTGGTTTAGGTATTTCGATCTTTTGGTCGCTACAGCAATTACATCTAGCGGTCAACTATCTATACGGTGGATTGAAAAGGCCCTTAATGTATATCTTAACAAACTACTCAATACCACAAAAGTTGACTACGTTATTGCGAGTGATACAGATTCGGTGTACATCACTTTTGATGAGTTGGTTAATAAGGTGTTTAAGGAAGGAACTGATACTAAAAAGATCGTCAATTTCTTGGATACAATTGCAAAAGAGAAGTTGGAACCTTTTATCAATAACAGTTACGAAGTACTTGCTAAGGAAATGAACGCATATGATCAGAAGATGGTCATGTCACGTGAGGTGATCGCTGATAAAGGAATCTGGACAGCAAAAAAGCGTTACATCCTCAATGTCTGGGATAGTGAAGGTGTAAGGTACAAAGAACCAAAGTTGAAGATCATGGGTATTGAGGCGGTCAAATCAAGTACACCAGCACCATGTAGAGACAAGATTAAGGAAGCACTCAAGATAATTATCAACGGTGATGAGAAACAGTTAAACAATTTCATACAGGAATTTCGTGAGGAGTTCATGACGTTATCACCAGAAGAGATTTCTTTTCCACGTAGTTGTAATGGTATAAAGAAGTTCTCTGGAGAGTCTAGCTTATTTCGTAAGGGAGCTCCTATGCATGTCAAGGGAGCCATACTTTATAATCATTTGATTAAGAAGAATAAACTATCTGGTCGTTATCCCTATATTCAAAATGGAGACAAAGTGCGATTCGTGAACATGAAGCAACCCAACATCTATCAGTCATCTTCATTTTCTTTTATAACTTCTTTTCCAAAGGAACTTGATATTATGGACATAGTAGACTTTGATACACAATTTACAAAATCCTTCGTTGAACCGATACGGTTTATCACAGAGAAAATTGATTGGTTGATTGACGATAGTTATGGAACACAAGGAACATTAGAGGACTTTTTTACATGATATTAAATAGAGAAGATGCGTTATATGCAGCGAATGTGTTTGTGGATTACTTTTCCAGTTTCGGTAGGATTGATGACTATCTTCGCAAGGTTAAACTTGATAGGATGTCTAATTATCCAACATCTTTGCCAGGCATGGGCCCTCAAGATGATTTTTTCAATGATCATACCATGCATCCAAAAGATATGGAGTTTGAATGCCGTGAAGTATCTAGTGAAATATTTGTGAACTATCTAGAGATTGTAACCTCTCACGCAGTTGAATCTTCTATTCCCGGCAAATCTATCAAATGGTTGGTGTATGAAAAGAATACTAATAAGATTGTTGGTTTTATTCGTCTTGGTTCACCTACTATTAATTCTAAACCTCGCAATATGTTTCTAGGTAAACCGCTAGATACAATGAATAAAGAAGTTATGAAGCGTTTTAACGACTCTACAATTATGGGTTTTACACTGGTGGCCGTGCAACCATTTGGATTTAATTGTCTTGGTGGTAAATTACTAGCTGCAATTGCTTGTTCACATATGGCAAAAGATGCTTTGGATAAGAAGTATGGTGGGCCGTACGCAATGTTTGAGACCACGAGCTTATATGGAACAACTAAAAGTGTATCACAGTATGACGGTATGAAACCATTTCTACGTCACAAGGGTGAAACTGTATCTGACTTTGCACCACTAATTAATGATGCAAAATATCGAAAATTGAAATCTTGGTTTGAGGATAAGATAGGTGAACCACTCGTTGGTGCAGAAGTTTCAAGCAGGAAGTTGAAAGCTCAGACCAAAATGGTATCCATAATCAAGGCATCACTCAAGGGTGTAGATGATGATGCTTATAATAAGTTTTGTCAAACATTTCTTGATGCAAAAAAACTAACTGAACAGAAGCGTTCTTATCTTGGAGATTTTGGATATTCAAACGTAAAAGAATATTTGAATATGGAAACTGATGAACTACAAAGGAAAGATAATTGGGATCGTTATAGCTTTCAAGGAGTTTGTGATTGGTGGTCTAACAAAGCATCCAAGAGATATGAATCACTTATTGCTGATGGACGGACTCGTACTGTCTCTGAAACGTGGAATACAAATGCTGAAGATATTGACATAATAAGATAAAAATTAAAGAAAGTACTTGACATATCCTATTCTATGTGGTATATTAAGATATAATAAGCGGAGTTCGTATAAAAGTATTACACTTGGTTTCCAACCAAGAAAAGATTGGGCAGTACAATCACTCCGCTCCAAAATAATTTGATAAAAAAGTCAAAAAGTACTTGACAATATCATATAATTATGGTACTATTATAATACTGAGACATGACTCATTGTGAGTAGTCTCATTTAACTAGTGCATGACTCAATAATGAGTAGCACAAATTAGAAAGAAAAAA